TAAATACAGCAGGATACGTTGGTAATGGCGCTGTTAAATATACATCACCATTTTTTGTAGTAGGATTAGTTATTATACTAAAATAATTTTGCCATCCAGCTGTGGATGCAGAATCTACAATAGACCATTTAATATCTTCTTTTCGTAGCGGGATATGATTAGCTCCATTTACCGCTTTCAATGTATATATCGGTCCTGGTGGAACTGCTGGGGATGCCAAAGAAATATCTAAAGGACAAACCGCGGGTACCGTAATGGTAGGTGCAACATTTTCTAATCTACCATTTATTTGATATGTTACAGGAACTGTAGAATCTTCTGGTATAAATGTTATTGAAAATAAAAAGCTTGTTGCAGCTATATCATTTAAAAACACAAAATTGGTGGTTATATAAATTCTGTACTCATAATATGGATTAACACCAGGAATATAAGTAGCCTCTAATCCAAAACTTGTATCACAATTAACGCCATGACCATCTACAACGGACATAGTTGGATTAGAAGAATCCTGAGGGACTCCTGTTCCTGATATTGGGTAAAAAGCATTTGTTATATATTTTGTTGAATCATTTGGATTAGCTGTTTCTTTAAATCCTGCCCAACTTATGTCTGAAAAAGCTACTGAGCCCTCAAATCCAGTTAATACATCTTCATTTAAATCAGATATTAAACCACTTGTTGATGTTTCCCAAAATATATCTAATAATGAATAATCTGGTTTTGTTTCATAAACACTTAAATATGGCCTCATATTATTTGGATCACTAACCCAATCGTCTAATGTTGGGCTAGGAACAGTTGTAATATTTTCATAAGCAACCACGCCTATCTTGTTTGAAGTTGCAATCCTTGCTATTAATGGATGTGTTTCTAATTGATAAAAATTATATACAGCCGATCCCTTTTTATTGTCCACCGTTTTAGGCAAGAAACTTAAATCAGTGGAAGTTGCGATAGCAATTGCAGTATCTGCTTTTTTAGAAGGGAAGTATTGTTGGTTATTTGGATTTGTAGTGCCTATTGTTAGTCCTGGGACTAAATTATTTTCAACTCTTCCAAACAATTGTACACTACTTCTATATAATTTTTGATCTGGACCAACCTCAACTAAGTCTCTTGGCACTTTATTAATATTATCATTTATTAATACCGTATGAGCCGTTCTGCCGTCCTCATTAAGTGGGAATATTGTTTTATTAATTCCATTTTCTGTTACAGGACTTGCCCCAGAATAATCAACTTGTGATCCATATGTTTGCCCTTTTGGGTAACCATTTAACATGCCTGGCAAATATACATTATAGTAATCTTGCTCTTGCTGTCTAACTACGATCTTATATGAATACCAACCCAATGGATTTATAATGTAACAGTATTTAGTATCAGCTGGATCATTTAAAGTATTTCTAGCATATCCATTACTAACTCTACCAGTTGTTGTTAAAGTGTATGCAGTGCCATATGGTGGATTTGTATCAGGATCAGGGGATATTGCGGTAATTTTAACATAGTCAACGTACTTTCCTCTTAAAAATTCCCCTACCAAAGGCAGCGTACCTGCGCTTGCTGTAAATAAATATGTAGTATCGGTTATAGTTGTTGTCCCAGATAATGTAAATCCAGAATTAGATGCGGATTGGGCATATAAACCTGGCTCACCTGTAGAAGGCTGAGGAGTAGAATATATAGGGGTGTTTACTAATACAGAAATAGCATTACCAAACCATTCTCTTATGTCCGGCTGAGTACTGCTTGAAAAATATGGCGAATATACGGTAGATCCACCATATATAATTCCGTTTGAACTCGTATTTGTTGTATCTAAAGATGATAATATAACAGAAGATTGCCTTCCATATTTATCAGCTAATACAAAACCAACTTGATAAGTTCTATTTTGTTTTACTGTATGATTTGGATATTCTATAAAATTATAAGAATAATCTTGTTTTCTTGCTACTGATACCTGATAATTTAAAGATTTTGGAGCGGTATGATTTTTTAAAAAATTACCATATATAATTCTATTACTTACTGACTCCTGCGCTAATGCTTTAACCGGTACCATATCATATACTCTTGCTGTCTGATCTGCCGGCAATGTTTTGTATGGCTTTCTAGATTGATAATCGTATATATATATATTATCTACCGTATTATTAGAGAAATCAGAATAAGGTATTGTTTCTATAACTTGTATGGCTAAACCGTCCGATTCCTTATATAGTATATCAACGGCTTGTATTTTATATGATTGATTTACATTTACTAAAATATCTGGAAATGGAATTAATAATTTTACATTATTTACATTATTTTCAAACCATTTTACAACTGTACTTATATATGCATCATCTTCATTGCCTTCTATAAAATAACCTTTTTGATTTGGTATATACGCTATTTGGGTAAATGGAGCCATTAAGGTGTATTCTCCATCGTCTAGTTTAAATCTATAGCTGAATCTTACATATCTAGCTTTTAGATATGAAGGGTCACCAGGCCATAATTCATCTTCTGATTCGTTGGTCATGGTAGATTTAAGGAAAGTAAGTTTTAATCCAGCAGAAGCTAAAGAAACAGGTGAGGAAACTATCACATTGCCGCCTCCTACACTTTCCACTGTTATAAAATCACCACTTGTAATACCTCCTCCAATAACGGTCATGCCCACTGAAATACCAACAACACTAGATAATGGTATTGTGGTTGATGCAGAAACAATGGCTGTATTTGTAGAATTTACCGCAATCACTAATGATATAGGCTCAACTGGAGCATATTTGGCTACAGATATTTGTTCTTCTGTTGTATAATAAGGCGTTGTACTATCAGCAGGAAATGATATAGCCGATTGTACATTTATTTTTCTTGGTTGATTATTATAATCTGTCCAAAAAAGTAAATTTTCTACTAAGGTAATACCTGTTACAGGATAATTTTTTGAGAAGTTTAAAAAATCTCCCTCTACCAATATAATTTCTAAATTTGAATTAAAGTCATATACTGTTATTTTATGCACAGTAACCCCGCCATTTTCATCTCCATAATTTGTTAGAAATTGGAATATGCGATTATTAGCATTGTCCATATAATATCCAATACATTCTAATCCATCTATAGTATTTGCAGTTCCAATAATGGTATTTCCAAGTATATTTTGCAAAGTACCAATATCACTATTTTCTGATTTACCAATAGAGATATTAAGTGCTGTTCGATATTCACCATTAGGTATAAGTCTATCGTCTAAATCTTGATTCATTTTAGACGATAGAAAACTATTTTTTATTTCCGCCATTTTTATTAATGTTTAATCCATTTAGATTGACCTCTTAATACTTGAGTAAATTCTTCTAGTTTTATATTTGATAATCTAATTTTGGCATTTCTTAATTTAGCATTCTTTTCTTGTTTTAGTCTAGCAACTATGTATTCTGGTTGATTAGATCTAGTAGAAATTATTGCATGCAAAATATATGCATACATTGCTTCCTCTGCTAATTTAGGGACTCTAGCATCTAAGTCATAAGCTAGACCATCTGATATATATTCCAATACAATTAGCTTTCCAACTAAATTACTACTAAAAGATATTTTACCTTCTCTATCATTCATAGTAAAGTAGCCATTCACATTGGCATATTGCGGGTCTAATCCATATTGTCTGCCATAATAATTATTATTCCAATACCCATCGTAGTAGCCATTATCAATGTAATTGCTTTGCAATTCATTTACATACACCCAAAAATCATTATTAGCCCATCTTCTTTCTGTTATAGATTCGGTATCTATATTGTCACCAAAGTTATCTTGTATAGGGATTCCCATGTTGTCTTGTAATGGGTTCTCGTATGGATTTATTGTTAAATTATTTGATGGATATATAATATGTTTTATTCCATTTATATCTATCCACGACATTCTAACGTAGTTTACATAGTCTTGGGGTAATACAATACTTAAACTAGGAGGTATTGTTAATTCTTGGGATTTTATGCTTTTTAAGGTGTCATAACTAAATTCTTGCAAGCTTCGCTTAGCATGGAATATAACATCTGTTCTTTTTGCACTGCCTATCAATTTTCCAGTACCAACATATGCAACCATGAAGTTATTGACAATATCATTTAAAGAAATATATGAATAACCACCGTAATTATTTTCTACAGTATTGCCATATGCTGTTTGATTTCCATAATTTCCACCGTCTAAAGTTTTTAATTGAACAACAACATAAGTACCAGAAGCCAGTCCAGGTATATATAAGGTGTTTATATTTGCTCCGGTAGTATTGTCATATGTTCCAAAATATTCTTGAAACGTGCTTGGTGTTCCAGAAATACTTGTATATAATTTAAAATTATTTAATGCATAATCTGGATTAGCCGGATTATTACTACCATATATTAAATCTGTATTAAATGTGGTTTCATAAAAGTTACTCCCGCTGGCTATAAATCCTTGAGCACCTTCATAATACTGTCTATTTGTTTCGGTAATTAAACCACTATTAGGTATCGGCATAGTCTATTAGCTTTTTGAATTAGTATTTTCAGCTTGTATCTGTTGAGAAGCTGCCTGAATAATTTGAGGGTCTTTTATGATTACACCTGAATACAATAATATTCTAGTTATTATATTAACTTGTTCTGTAGGATGTAGTTCAAAATCGGTTGATCCGCCTGGGTTTGTAATTGGATCATAAACTGATGGGTTGAATAAATATTGATAATTAGGAGGGGTAGACGTAAAATTCCATAAAGGATCCGCCGGTTTCCTAATATAAGTACATTTTAATTTAGATTGTATTGTTTTAGGATAAACGTAGATTAGAGGGTATCTATAATCGTATACTGGCCAATACACGGAAGGTTTTGTTAATGGAGACAAGTTAAGTTCAAGTAGTTCATTTGGTTGAACATATTGAACTTCTTTTTCATCATTATATATTAGGGTACCAAGTTTATAAAAATTTGATATATTTCCTACGGAAAAACTACCGGAGGAATATGGCAAGGTAGGAGATGTTGTTAAAAAAATTGAAATCTTCTCTTCTAAATTTTTAACCCTATTTGCGAATTCATTATCATTCTCAGGAATTCTAAGTTGTTGATTTAAATCCTCAAAATATTCATTAAATATCTCAAGTTGAACTTGAGTAGCTGTTCTATTAAATTCATCAGGAGTTAAATAACCTCTCTGTTCTTTATTAAGAATTAACAAAACAGTTCTATAAACTGTATTTACACTTACTGCCATTTGTTATATTTATTATAATATTAAAGCGGTTATTGCAGTTTTAAGTACAATAACCGCCTTAGCATTATTATTACGTATTAATTAAGTTTTTTCTCTATAGATCTTAAAATCGCAATACCTTCATCTGTTTTGAAAAACGCAGCCATTGCTGAATACGGATTTTCATCAAAAGGAACGGTCATTAATTTTCTATCATTTTCGCCCCACATAAATGTTCTATTGTCATGGGATAATTTTATAATGTGTTGTTCAGTAGCTCTAATTGCAATGTTACGTAAATGTACATTATCGTCATTAGCTAATTCTAAGAACAAATAAGGATTCTTCTTAGCGAATAATAATAAATCTCTTTTTATCTCCTTAGAACTCATCTTATTCACTCTAGAACCTACTTCTACTCTAACTATTGCTTCAGCCATATCAATGTCCATGTCAAATGCAGCATTTAACGCTTCCACTTCTATTTCTAAATAATCCAAATCATCCTCAGCTTCTCCTGTTGGATCAAATTCTGTATATTTAATATTTAAACCAGGATGGTAAAGTGATAATAGTTTTTGTAGGTTTTGTTTTTCTTTTGGTACATTTAAGGCACCATTCTCAAATATAATATGCCCTAATGTAACTTGCCCTTTTTGTTGGCTTACCAATGGAGAGTTTTGATTAGTCGCATATCTTAATTCTTCTTGCTCTCCTTTTTCTTTATCAAACCAAAGTAAAGGGTATCTTAATGTATGTTTGCTTTGCAGCGTATAGGTTAATGGGGAATGGCTTTCACTTAAAATATAAGTTCTGTCTTTAATTTCCCATTGTGGTTTTTGTGGTTCTTTTTTTACCGGCGCTGCCTTTTCAACCACTTCGGTATATTCTTGTGTTGCGATTTCTTCGTCAACTAAAATTTCTTTTGCTTTCGCTGTTTGTCTTGTTGCCATAATATGATATAATTTAATAAATTTTTAAAAAGGTAATAACTACCCCTACCAGTTCAGCAGGGGTAATTACTACTAGTTATTATACAGAAGCTGTAAATAATACGAAGTTATTAGCTCCTTGAGTCACTAAACATCTTTCTGATAAGAAGTGAACTTGCATTGCATCTAAATCAGATGTGTAAGCTCCTCCAACAGATCCAGTGATCCAGTTTTTCATACGTCTGTCATCAGCTTGATTAGCTCTATAACGAACGTGTAAGAATGGACGACGGATGTTAGTTCCTAATTGTTGGTCATAAACCGTGCTAGTTCCAGCAGGAATCAATACACCGTCAATAGAAGTGTTAGCCATACCTCCACGAGTAGAAGCATCATTTAAGTATTTCCAATCAGTTTTGTAGAAATCGTAAGATCCTCTACGGAAACCAGAGAAACCTAAGTTCAATGCCATTTGCTCCGAGTTTTCGAATAAACCGTAAGCAACACCTCCAGCAGCGCCAGAAGATAAAGAAGCCAACATATCATCAAAGTCAAGAGAAGTAGCCCTGTTCAAGAAGAACATGTTTTCTTCAATAGCTCCTTGAGTATCTAAGTTTTTCAAGATTGAATCAAAATCACTTAATCCAGCAGCAGCTGTAAAGTTATTTACGATATTACCTCTTTCTTTAATAGCAGCAAAAAGACCTTGTGTTCCTTTGTAAGTTACACCTGTAGCAGGAGTCAAAGTTGATACACCTGAACTAGCAGCTGATAATTCACCTTCAATAACTGACATTTCTAAGTAATCTTCAAAACGTAATCTTGTTTCAGATTCAGCTTTTAAGTACCATAAATATCCACCAGTACCATCTTCAGTAGCAACTTCAACCCAACCGATTTGTGCAGTATCAGATCCAGATATTTGGTATCTTTCTTTGATAATGATAGGAGAGTTGTTGAATTGAGTAAAAGAAGGAGTTACAGCATTGATAGACGCATCAGTAGTTCCTTTTATAAATTCAGAACCATAAACAAATATCTTAAGGTTTGTTGCTCCAGTAAAATTCACAGTACCAGAAGTTAAACTTGCTTGAGTATAAGGATACACAGTAAGTAATCCATAACCTCCAGCCGTAGAAGAAGCACTAACAAGTACTTTAAGTTCAGTACCAGTTGCAGGATTCATAACCACTAAAGTTTGACCAGGAGAAACAACGTTTTGAACGAAGTTAATACCGGTACCTCCAACAGCAAATCGTATTTGAGTTGCGCTGGTACACTCTACATCTTTGTAAGCAATGTGTAATCTATTTTGTTCAGACCAAATAACTTGATCAGAAGACATTGGCATTTCAGCCCCAACCATACGTAAGAAACCAGAAAGAGTTCTGTTTCCGTAACGTTCTACTTCAGCTTCGTAGATTTCAGGTAAATATTGTTGAGCAAAATCATTACCACTTCCGTTTGCGAAGTTTAAGTAATTTGTCTCTAACGCTTGTTGTTTTTGAGACGGTTTAATCGTCCCGAATTGTGGAGTCACATTTGACATAATTCTTTAATTTTAATTGTTAAATTTTTTTGTTTGTATTCTTAATTTAGAAGAATCAAAACCACTAACTGATTTAACCTTTAACCCATTTATAAAAACATCTCCTGGCGCTTGTCTTGGTTGATTCATTCCAGGATTTTTAGAATTGGCGATTACCTCTTTAACTGCATCCGCTTTACCTTGTTCGTAAAAGTGTTGTGCAATTCTATCAGAGTTCATAGCGGCATATAGAGCTTTATGATAACCATTCATATCCGCGATATTACCTTCTTTGTCTAGGAACTTCCCTATGAAATTACTAATATCAGATTGTTTTTCTGCAAGCTGGTCATTACCTTGAACTCCATATCTAAATCTTTTATCCCCAACATTATATTCAAAACCTTTGAAATCTTGGTTAAATAAATTTTTAGTATTTTGTTTAAAGCGTTCGTGTTGCAATTTGGTTTGCTCTTCGTTCTTCTTGTAGCGATTGAAAAAGTCATAAGCTTCTTGTTGTTCTTTGGATACGCCCGGTCTCAACTTGATTTCGTCGTAATATTGTCCTTTAAGATCTTCAAGGAATCTTTTAGCTTTAGCAACCTCTTCTTTAAATGCGAGTTTTTTCTTTTTAATGTCTCGCTCATCATCTTCGTCTTCGTCGTAACTAAATTCATCTTCCATAAGAAATTCTATTTCTTCGGCATCCAAATGTGGTCTTGACTTTTTATAATATTCTTTTAATAATGCTTCATTATTTATTGTAGAATAATCCGTGTTAAGTCTAACATAATCTTCTACAGATCCACCAGTTTCTTCCATAAAAGCAACTAATTTTTCAATGTTCTCTGGTAATGGTTTACCGGTATTAACATTTTCTTGAATATGCTCTTTTAATTCTTCAGTGGTTTCTTTTATTTCTTGAACTATTTCTTGTTCTGTGATTTCTTGAATAACATTTTCAAAGGACCCTTCGTTTCCTTGTCCCATTTCTTGCAATCCCACTTCGGATTGTTCTGTGCGTAACACGCCGCTCTCTGTGCTTTGCTCTTGAATGGCATTCTCTTCTTGTTTAGGAATTACTACTTTAATTGGTTCTTCAAATTCTTTTTTTTCTAACAAGTCTACTTTTGTAACTTGTGCCGGAATATTTAAGCTTTTTGGCTTTTTGCCTTTAGAGATTTTAAAATCCCCTTCTTGTTTAATTGTTTCTGACATGATATAATAATATAAAATTGGTTATTTTTAAATTTATACATTTAATTGATCCCCTAAATTTCCAAAAAAGTCAATCCCACTATCTTCAAAGTTTTGTGGCATTGTATTATTTTTGCGTTGATCTATTAATGCAGATTGCTGTGTAGCTTGTATTTTTGTTCTATTATCTTTTCTATCCTCTACTTCTTGCACATTTTTATTAACAACTTGCTCTTTCAATTGCGCTAATTGCATATCAAACTGAAATTTTATTTGCATCAATTGTTTTTTAATTTCAGCTTCCATTTGCATTCTTTGAATCTCAAACTGAGATTTTGCTTGTTCCACATTCACAGTTTCTTGTGTTAATGCTTGTTGCTTTTGTACCTCAAATAACGCTGCTTTTTCTGCGGTTTGTTGATTAGCTTGTGCCTGCGCTTGAATATTAGCCATTTGCGCCTCCTGAGCCGCTTTTGCTTTTTTCTTTTTTCTAAACTTTAAAGTTTGATTTGCTAACTTTAAGTTTTTTATTTGGCGAATATCAATTGCATCATCTAAATCGATACTTCCACTTTGTAATGCAACCTGAATATTTTGTTCAAGCATTGCTTTTTCTTCTTCGTCCGGCTCAAGTTCTAAGTAAATACCAAAGTCATAAAGATTAAGATATTTAATTTCTTTTAAAGTTTCGGTATTATAAATTGTAATACTTTCCTCCAATGTTTTTGCCAATAATGGAAAATCTAAAACGTCTGCAATTCTAAGGGATATATTTTCACAAGTTCTCAATGTTAGGAACATGCTAGCTTGTAATATATGTTTTGTTGCAGTGTTTGAAGCATTAGCTGCCATTTTTTGTAAACCAACTAATGTATCTTGTTCTGGCATACTTCCATCACGTGCTTCATTAAGCCCTGTAACATCGCGTATTAATTGTAAATAATATTGATATGTTTGTATTAATGACGCAATTTTAGCTTGTCCTGATGAACTTGTTAATTCTTGAATAGGCACTTTACCTTGGTTGAATCCACCATCTTGTGACATAGATCTACCAACAATACTACCTGTTTGGAAATACATATTTAATGCCTCTGCTGGATTATAATTTGTTCCATTGCCAAGATCAACTTCTGCCAATCCATCAACATCAACAAATACTCCATCCGGTATCATCTTGGACATCACTTGTTGTAGCTTTAAGTGAGTCAATTGAATCATGTCTGCAAACCCTGTTATTCTATTAACGATAGAATCAATTCTACCTTTATACATTCTTGGTGCGGTAATAACATAATTCATTTCAACCTTTGTCATATTAGAATAAGGACGAGACATATTCTCGGATAGTTTCCATTCTAACATTGTATTTGTACCAAGAATCTTTGCACCAGTATATAATACTTCTATTGTTCTTGCTACTCGATCAAACTTATCATTCATTGGCGGATTAAAGTCATCTGTTTTTTCGATAACTTTTTCCATTCCGTTTTCATTGTATTTTATTTTATACACTTGATTCATATAAGTCTTATATTCAAAATATAAAACCTGAACTGTGTTTTCATCGTAATTACCCCACCCAGTAATATATTGTCTATTACCTGGCATTTGTTGTATTCTATACAATTCTTCTTCTGATATATCAGGAAATTGCATTTTTAATTCAGGAATAGTTATGGCTTTTACTTCTCCAACATAGTATATATCTTCAAAGTTAGGGTCTTCTGTATAAGAATAAACTAAATAAGCAGGATCTACGTATTCTGTTTTAATTCCTTCGCTTACATTAAAATTTGTTTTAACGCAAGCAATACCTAATACAGTTAAATCGTAATTAAGTCTTCTTCTAACTAAGTCCCATTTGTTTTGAGCAAGCACATTGTTAATTGCTTCTTCTTCGGCAATTTCAACGGATTGCTTATAGTTAAGTTGCATGTGCAATTCTAACTCTTCTTTTGTTTCAGGTAAATCTTCTTTACCTAATGGAGAATTAGCAAAGTCAGCCCCGGTTAAAGTATTAGCCTTATTGATAAGATCTTGAGAATACATATCACGCAAAATTGCTTGAGCATAATTTGTTTTTTGTTTTATTGACTCTGGATCTTGAGCATAAGCTTTAATATCATAACCTTTTTGTGACATTCCATTAACAACAATATCTACAAACTTTGATATTACAGGAACTGGTTTCCAATCTAAATTTAAATAAGAAACATCTCCGTTAATTGCTAATTCATCTTTGTATTTTTGTACAGATTGTTCTCCTCTTGCATATAATCTTAACTGATGAAAGTTATTCCAATTAGTTAAATACCTATTCTGAGTTGTTCTCCCCTGATCAAACCATTCTTGTTCAATAGCACGCGATACTTGTAGTCCGTATTCTTCAGATGCTTTTACCGCATCAGGTACTACCTGGCTTGGAAATGCACTATTTGTATTTGTGTATATATTCATCTATTTGTATATTTTTGATAAAGAACCTGTATTATCGTATTTTTTAATACCTAAATTATAATTTTGTCTAATTATTGGATTTGTTGGTACATATCTATTTCTATTGCAAGCCATGATTGCTAAGCCTGAACTAATAGCAGCATCATATTTTGTTCTGTCATTTATATTAAATCTAGCCCAATCATTTAATGTTCTATTAAAGTACATATTACCATAACCTCTTTCTGTAAAACCTATATGGTCTTCTATGTACGATTCAATAGCCGCTGCGTGGGCTTGTTTTATATCTTCACTTGAGTTTGGTATACCACCAATTTCTTTTTCTGTTATTGATAATTTATTCCATACTTTATCAGGTCGATTCATAGAAAAACCTCTATAGCCTCTTCTTTTAAAATGAAATAGTAATCTTGGCTTATTATTCTCTGCTAATATAGGCATTCCATAAAACACACAGGCCATAAGCACATCCTCAAAAAATATTTCAGCTGTCTGAGGTCTTGCAATGTATTCTAAAAAGAATGTGTTTGGCGGAACGTCTTCCATGGAGAATTTAGTTAATCCACTTAATGCCCCATTAGATCCTTTACCATCAACTGTACCTGATATATCATAAGGGTCACAGCCAAAAGCTCCGCAATCTTCATTCCCTGGGTATTTCACCCCATTCTTTATTATTACGCGGTTTTGCAAATATATAGGCGGAATCCAAGAAACTAAAAATCTTCCGTCTTTATTTGGATGAAATATTACTCTTGTATCGGGTATTCCATTCTCCCATTGAAAACTTCCTTGAGTTAATACCGCTGTATTTCTTAAATCTTCATTATAATCTATTTGCTCATAAATTTTTGTAAGATTAAATAAAGATTGTTTTGTTTCGTCTCTAAAGGCATGCTGTTCTGTTCTAGGAAACTGGCGGTAATATTCATTTAACGCATCTGGATCGTTTTTTAAACCATCAACTTCATTTTGCCAATGCTCAATAACCCCATAATCTATCTCATTCCCATCTATTCCTAGAATGGCTTTTTTTGGAGTGTCGAATACAGGTAAGCCATGAGTATCAATGAATCCTTCGTACGACCATTCCATAGGTATGAACAAACTATATAATCCTGAGCTAGTCTGTCCATTGCGGTTTCTTTTCGTGACGTCGGAATCATAATATAATTTTTTAAAGTTATCTCCTCCCTTATCTAAAGCATTTGATGTTGAACCCATCATACACTTACCAATAATTCTACTACCTAAACGTAAACAGGTTTTTGTAACCCTCCAGTTATTCAATATATTATCAGGTTTTAACCATTTACCACTTTCATCATGAACTAAGAGTTTTAATTTCTCCCCGTCATAACTGTTGTCTCCGGTATTTTTCCAATCAATTGTAGTATCCAATCCATCAAGTTCTTGAGCATTTTCATTAGCATCTAATTTTCTTCTTGTAAATTTAGAAGCTGGAACTCTATACGCTAATTCTGTTTTAGGACGGTCCATACCGTCTTGAATTGGTTTAAAAAAGAAAGGATAATTAATAGAGATTGGTACAACCTTATCGGTGAACATTGTTTTGGCATCAGCTCCAGACTTTGACAATATACCAAATCTAGAATCACTAGATATAGTTGCTTGATTAACCAATTCAGCGGAAGACATAAATGAGAATCCAGAACGTCTGTTCTTTAAATAACACATTCCATAAGATCTAGGATCTGCTTTACAAGCCTCCCAAAATATAAAGAATAA